CACTACAAGTCGTATGCACACTTGGAGCACGGGCGCTTCTTCACCGCGTGTCCGATCTACTACGCGCAGACCAACGGCAACAGCGAGACCACGGAATATAAGTTGGGCCCCAGCACCGTTTGGGAAGTCGGGCCCAATGAAAAGCCGGGCGTCATCGAATTCAACGGCAACGGCCTGAAATTCCTTGAAACCGCGCTGGATATGAAGGAAGCGCAGATTTCGGCCCTCGGTGGCCGGATGCTGGGCGTCCGCAGCGGCAGCACCGCCGAAAGCGACAACCTCGTGAAGCTCAAAGAGCGCAACGAGCAATCGACGTTGCTCAACGTCAGCCAGACTCTGGACGCGGGCTTCACCAAGCTCATTCGTTGGTGGCTGGTGTGGCAAGACCTTCCGGTGGAAGACGCCGAGAAAGTCAGCATGGAAATCAACAAGGACTTCCTGTTCGACAACATCAGCGCACGCGAGTTCCGTGCCATCCACTCCATGTATATGGACGGCGTGATTCCCATCGACGTGGTCTACGATTATCTACGCCGCGCCGAAGTCATTCCCGCGTGGATGCAAATCGAAGAGTTCAAGGTGTTGCTCGACAATCCGAAGAACTTCCCGCTGCAACCGGATGCTATGGCTCGCGCCGAAGGGTATCCCAACATGCAGTCGAAGATCGACGACGAAAACGCCGATCTCGACCGCGAGCACGACATCGACAAGCAGGACAACCAGGGCCTCGTCGATCAAGACGTGCAGCAGCAAGAGTTCGAACACGAGAGCGAAGAGGCGAAGCTCGACCGCGAAGCCGCTGAGAAGAAGGCGAAGGAAGACCGTAAGGCCGCCGCCGCCCAAGCGAAAGCTGCGGCACGCGCCGCGCCTCCGGGCACTCCACAACGCCCGGGGACCCCAGGGACCCGCCGCCCGGTGACGACTAACAAGAAGCCGGGCACAAAATAAGAGGAAGCTATGGACGTTTGGGTTCTCACTATCGTCACGCACTTCCTCTTCATGGGGTTCATCCCCGCCCAGCAAGTGTATCATCACCCCGTCGAATACGCGAGCCTGCAACAGTGCTTGGCCGCCGGGGCCACGGCCACCCAAGAAACTGGGCCCGCCTACGGCGGCGTCTCCTGGATGCCCGTCACGACCCGCGCCGTGATCTGCGAAAAAGAAGCGAGCGTATAAATTTCGCTTGACTCTCGTTAACGAGTGTGCTTTTCTGTCCCTCCAATTTCGAAGGAGGTCCGAAATCGTCTTGCGGGGTCGCGCCCCGCCGCCGCGTAGCTTAGTCGGTTAGAGCCCCGCATTGTGGCGGGAGACGCGGGTTCGAGTCCCGTCGCGGCATTCTATGCAGGGTCCGACCCGGGCAACTGGGCGGCGTAAGTCCGGGATAGAAACCGGGGCCCGGATTTGTAGGGGTGGCCGCACGGTTAGACGGCGGTCTTAAATGCTGGAGGCGCAGCACGTCCACGGCCAGGGAATTCGCGTTGGTATACCCGTAGTGGGGCGGGGGCAGACTGTAAATCTGTCGCCCTTGGGCACCGCAGGTTCAACTCCGGCCCAACGCACCAAAGCTCTGACTAAGCGTCGCCCGCTGGAGGGCGGAGTGCTGGTCAAACAGACCCTGGCGGGGCGCGCTGGTCGCAGCTTACGCGGGGTAGCCCCAGGCCGCAAGGCGGGGCTGGAAATTCAGATGGGGGCAGTGGCATCTAGCCACCGAAGGCCGGGATGAAATGGCCCGGGCCCGCATTGCGCTCCACCGGCAGAGGATGGTGGTGAGGGGTCAGGCTGAGCCGCCCAAGGTCGCCCATGAAGACCGGCGCTACAAAATCGGTTGGCTAGGTTGGACGGCGCCGCCGTCTTTCGCGACGCCCTCGTGCAGGTCCGCCACAAGAGACGTGGCGGCGCAAGCCCGGCATACACTCCGGGGCCTGTGGATGTTTACTGGAGTGTGGCGCAATCGGTGGCGCGGTCCCCTGTTAAGGGAACGGTTGCTGGTTCGACCCCAGCCTCTCCAGCCATGAAGTGTGCCCTGATGCGGCGTCGGCCCAGACAATGGATCACCGCCGTCGAAACCGAGTCCTGTGTTGCGGGTTTGCGCGCCGGGCCGGGTCTTCAGGCCTCCCACCCGCCGGGGGACTAACCTCAACCCGGTGAGGGCGCGTGCGGGAGGATGGCGGGCCGGGCCGCCATAGAGGCGTGTTCCGTCTCCCGGCATTTTCTCCCTTGACAATTTACCCAACACAGGTTAGACGTTGAGCCATGTGCCACACGTTCCCTTCCGCGCGACATCCGCGATTTACGCTGCCCAAGAGAGGCGCGAACTACTTCCTTTGGTGGATGTGGAAGGGCCAAGAGCATTCGTTGTTCTTCGTCTGGTCGCCGCTTCTCTGGGCCCACTGTGGGCGTGATCACCGTCTCAAGGAAGACATGATCATGTTCGGCCCGGTGCGTATCCGGGTTCTCAAATAACCCCGGGTAGCTCAGAGCGTAAGAGCGCTGGCTTGAAAACCCAGAGGTCGCAAATTCGAAGTTTGCCCCGGGGACCATGCCATCGTCGTTTGATGTAGTAAGACCCCCGGTTGTGTCCCGGGTGAATTCAGTGCAAGTCTGAACGGTGGGACCATTTTGAATAATCATCCGAACTTCCGTCACTACGAGATGCCGAAGACCGGCCCCGCTCCTGCGTATTACGCGCATTGGCAGCGGCACTACGACGTGACGAAGGAGGAAGCTTTCTCTCAACTCCGGCTTGAAGGCGTGCTCGAAGCCAGCACCGATGAAGGCCGTGAACGTGTTTGGCGTGCGGCGTGTCGCCGTGCGATGCGGAAGAAAAAGAAAGAGGCAGCAAATGGACAATGACGTGAAGCGCGGCGGCAGCGACGAACCGCAACGCGACGAAGAGAATTTCCGCCGCGAAACCGGCATCGACTTCAGCGTGCTCACGCGCCAAGAAGAGCAGGGCCTGCGTCGCATCCTCTTCTCCAGCTTGGGCGACAACGAACTCGTCGGCGGCCAGAACACATTTCGGGCGGGCCTGAAATACTCTGATCTCCAAGTCAGCGAACAAGTCGAACTCGCGCTCACCGAAGACCCGGACACCGTGATCGGTTACGGCGTCGTCACCGGCCTCGTGGCCTCCGATCTCGCCACGCTGTTGAAGCGGCACGCGGCCAACAACCACGGCGTGATCGCCGCCGGGGTCGAACCCCGCAAGGCCTTCGACACCTTGCTCGGCATCCTTCGCGGCATCTACGGCGAAGACACGCCGCTTGACGCGACGTTCATGGCCGTCTACATCGACCGCACTCCGGCGTAAGCCGACGCGAGGCTAGCTCAGTTGGTAGAGCGCCGAACCGATAATTCGGAGGTCTCTGGTTCGATCCCAGGGCTTCGCACCACAATCAAGAGGCAGTCAAATGTCGGGCGTTAGTCTCGTCATCTTCAACACCAAAGACCCAAACAAATTCCGGCTGGCCGCTCGCGACGCCCGCAATGCGTCGTGCGGCGAAAGTCGGCCAGAGTGGATTGAGGTCACAACTATTGACCGCAAACAAGCGCGGGTCATGGTCAAGCACGGGATCGCCGAAGACCGGGCGCGGGTCGTCCCCGTGATCCCCAAGCGCAAGCCCGGCGAGCCCGTCGTCCACGCCCTGCGGGCCAACGTCAAGCTCGACCTTGAGAAGCTTCGGAAGAAAAAATCCGCGCCGGGGACTTGACTCCCCAAAGAACTTCGGGCATACCTCAACGCGGATGCGCTAACTGCGCTCTGGAAGTGGTCTGGACTGGGGTGCGATGCCCCACGGCTCCACCACATGCCGTTGGTTGGCTGGGCGTTACCCTGGCTCCGGGTGTAACGGCCCGACCTCGTGGAGAGGAACCGAGGGCAGGTGATGGGGCCGACATAGGTTTCGACAGGCCTGCGGAAGGAATGTGGGTATCCCGGATGACTCCGTCACACGTCGAAAAACTAACTGTCAACGACAACCAAGTTGATATTGCTCTCGCTGCCTAATCAGCAGCCATAGCGGCCCGGGCTCCAGGGTGGCAACAGAATGGAGCCGATTTTCACAGGGGCTTGGCCGAGTGGCTAGGCTGCGGTCTCCAAAACCGCCCACGGTGGTTCGAACCCATCAGCCTCTGCCAGTTTGGGAGCCCCCGCGTAGGGAATGGGGGCTGGCAACCCGGGACCTCTTGTGGCCCGGCCCCGCCGATCCGGCGGCTATAGAGGGGGCATCCCCTCACCGGAATGCAGTTTGATGCGGGTTGGCGCAGTCTGGTCAGCGCGGCGGGCTCATAACTCGTAGGTCGTTGGTTCAAATCCAACACCCGCTACTTTCCCCGGGGGCCGGTGCGCCGGTTCCCACAACCAGCTTGCTACCAAGCCGTGCTAGCCCACGTTGGTAGAGGCAGCAGTCTCAGAAACTGCACAGGCCCGGTTCGACACCGGGGCGCGGCACCAGGATCAATGCCATGTTTTCGATCATCCTGACAGTGCTATTGCTTATCACCGCCCTGGACGGCGGCACGCTTCTGCGTGCCCGCAACGGCTGGGGCTACGGCAAACGTCCAGCTTTCAAATCAGTGCGACCGCACCCCGTGGCGTAAGCCCCGGGACATCAGGGCGTAGCGTAGCCCGGTAGCGCACCTGCCTTGGAAGCAGGGGGTCGCTGGTTCAAATCCAGCCGCCCTGATCATTTTCTCCGAAAATGAGCCCAGTGAGCCACTGGGCCGTTTCGGGCCTTGACAATTAACCATAACTTGGTTAAGTGTCGGATATTCCCCATTGCGGGATCAAACCCCGGGCGAGGGTCGCCCGGTCCAGTCTCGGGTCGAGCCTGTCGTCACACAAGCCTCCGGTGGAGAGCTACACATGCCTGATATTTCATTCGACAGCCTTGATGCGGTCCCGGAGGGACTCAAGGAAGTGGCGAAAGACAACGGTAGCGGCAAGTTTGTCGTCAACGTCGTCCCTGCTGCGAAGCTCGATGAATTCCGCAACAACAACATCGCTGTCTCGAAAGAGCGCGACACGTTGAAAAGCTTCAAGGACCTCTGGGCCCCGATCATCGGTGAAGACCCGGACGCCTTCAAAGCGGATGTTGAACGTCTTCGGACGGTCGATCAGGAAGTGAAAGACGGCAAGCTCAAAGGTTCGAAGGACATCGAAGCCGAAGTCAATCGTCGTGTCGAAACGATGAAGACCGGCTACGAGACGCGCCTTCAAGCTGCCGAGCAAGCTCGCGTCGCTGCGGAAGCAACCGCAAAAGACGCTGACACGCGCTTCAAGCGCAGCATCGTGGATCGTGCGATCACCGATGCCGTGCTGAACGAGAAGTCTGGCGCCGAGCCTCGTGCTCTGCCCGACATTATCGAGCGGGCCGCGAAAGTCTTCGCTGTCGGTGACGACGGCAAGCTGACGCCGAAAGAAGGTGAAGCGATCATCTATGGTGCCGATGGCGCCACTCCGATGACGCCGAACGAATGGCTGGGCAAGCTCAAAGAGAGCGCCCCCTACTTCTTCAAGGCGAGCGGCGGCGGCAACGCCGGTGGTGGCAACACGTCGAAGATTCCTGGTGGTCTCACCAAGGAAGCCTACGACAAGCTCCCGCCCGACAAGAAGCTGGAACTCGCGCGCAAGGGCTAAGCCCTAGCTCCACGAGGGACAGTGTCAACAACAGAATAAGAACAACCTCGGTGTATGGACCGACCGGGGTAAAACTCAACTGGTCCGCACTGATACTGTCCCTTTGTGGAGGAAATGGAAATGGCTCTTTCGCTGCTCGAAGCCTCGAAGCTGAACGACGGTAACGTCGCTCGTCAGGCGATCATCGAAATGTTCGCTTTCAACAGCGACATTCTCAACGCTCTGTCGTGGGAAGACGTGCAGGGCGGCTCGCTGTCCTACAACCAAGAAGGCAAGCTGCCGGGCGTCGCGTTCCGGGGCTACAACGAAGCCTACGACGAAAGCGTCGGCGTGATCAACCCGCAAGTCGAAGTCCTGCGCATCGCGGGCGGCGACCTCGACGTTGACAAGGCGCTGATCAAGACGCGCGGCGCGGGCATCCGCAGCCAGCACGAAGCGATGAAGGTCAAGGCCCTCTCGCTGAACATCGCCGCGAAGATTATCAACGGCGACTCCGCCGTGAACCCCCGCGAATTTGACGGCCTGCGCAAGCGCATCGTCGGCCCGCAACTGTTCGGCCCGACCGCCGCTCAGAACGTGGACGGCGCGCTGTCGCTCGAAGTCCTCGACGCGGCCATCGACGCTGTCGATTCGCCGACGCACCTGATCATGTCGAAGGCCATGCGCCGGAAGCTGACGGTTGCGGCCCGCAATCCTTCCATCGGTGGTGACATCACCTATACGGTGGACAACTGGGGCCGTCGCGTTGCTCAATACAACGATCTGCCGATCCTGATCGCCGACTACGACGACACGGGCGCCCGCATCATCGACTTCAACGAAGCCGGTCCTTCTGCCGACTCCACCACGGAAACCTCGATCTATGTCGTGAGCCTCGGCGCTGGCATGATCACGGGTCTCCAGAACGGCGTCATGGAAGTGAACGACCTCGGCGAAATCGACTCGAAGCCGGTCCTCCGCACCCGTCTGGAATGGCTGGTCGGCCTCGCCACCATGCACGGTCGCGCCGCTGCCCGTGTCTACGGCATCACC